GTTCCGTTAGCTCTGACTGGCTTAACGTGAACGGTGGGTAATACTTTCCCTTCACGTATTGCCTCGGCCTGTTCCACTTCTCGTACAGAAGGAACGGCATGAGAACCCGTGAGACGAAACGGTAGGCTCGAATCATCTTGGTTACGAACGGGCTGTGGAAATCCTCTGGGTACAACTCGTTAAGCGTTCGGTAGGCTTCCTCGTCGGAAACCTGTTCGCCATAGTAGTCCCCAGTGATGCTTCCATAGATTTCGCTGAAATACACACAGGTTCTGCAACATGAGGTTGCATAGCGACGGCAACGGTCACAGACGTTCATTTTCAAACTTGTCCTTCAATTTGAGATACAGCTTGTATTCGTCCTCTTCGCTTTTCTTTGCGAGGGCTTCATCTTCACGGCGTTTAGCCTCTTCCTGCTCACGCTTCTTCTGTTCCCAGTATTCCTTGTGCCATTGCTGGAATTCCTTGGCTGCTTCTTCCTTGTTTCCGTCAAGGTACTTCATGATGATGGAAGACGGGACGGGGAAAGTGTAATATTCTCCTTCACCCATAATAACCTCTTCCACACAAAGGTTGACAATTTTCGGGACGGAAATTGCGGTACAGAACTCGTTTCCGAAGTCAAGGCTCTGCAAATACCAGCCTCCAGGGCAATCCTTGAAAAATGCGTTCACCATTTTGCGAAGCTCGGCTTCGACAGCGTTGATGGTTCTGTATGCGTTTTGATACGCATGAAGTTTTTCTATGCTGTTCATCTGAATTCCTTTTTTATTTATAGTACGTTTTCCATTCACTGCTGGTGTTCTTCACTTGGAAAACAGCCCATCCAGCAGTGGTCTCACTGAGTATCTTGTTGTCGTAGTCGTGGTATTCGTTGTACTTTCGTCTGTATCGACGGAAATAGCGTTCCATTGCGTGTTTTGGGCTTGCCGCACGGACTACATAAATGGGGCGGTCACTATCCCAGAACGAGCCGAACAATTTGTCGCTCCTGCGGATTTCATAAACGTCCCAGCTCTTCACGGCTTCACGGAGACGGTGAAACGCCTTCTTGTTGTCACGCCTGACCAAGATGACGCCAACGATGATGCTTGCCACTATCGACGCTGCTACAACTGTTGTTATCGACATATTTCCTCCTAACCCTAGCTGACATGGTATAGTTCGCCATAGTCGGCACAGGTCTTAACCTCGTCCCAAATTTGGTCCGAAATCTCCTGAATTTCTGAATGCTTCGAGAACTCCTCCCACAACGCCTTTGCATCGTAGAATTCGTCCACGGGCTTCTTACAGAATTGGACAATGATATCGGGCGTTCCTTCGGGGAAGATGAACTTGTCGTCCCGTTCATTCACTTCGCCGAACATGTAGGTCGGGTTGAGAAGGCTCTTAGTCACCTTGGCGTCATCCTTGACGAACTGTTCGGTCAGTTTCGCACCGAAGCACTTGGTCGCAATCTCTTCCACTTCTTTATAGTATCTCGGGTAAGACGCACTGCCTCCCCACTTGAAATCTACTCCCATAATTATCTCCTTATTTGTGTTTGATGGGTTCGTTGTAATGATGGACTTCCACCGTTCTCTTCACCGTGTCAACGATGAGCAAGTCAAGGTTGGAAAACTTGAAGCCCTTGGAGTTGATGATGTCGTACGCACTGATGCCCGCATTACCGTTCACGTAATGATAGATATAGCGGATTAGCATCCCGTGCGAAATTGCGATTACGGCGTTCGTGCTGTTCTCGTGACGGATGTCGTTGCCCATGTCGTGCAGCACGATTCTCGCCCGTTTCTCCATCGTGGATGCGGGGAGGAACACCAGCTTGTTGAACTCCTGTTCCGTAATCTCCCAGAACTTCTTGTTCCCGAGAGCCTTGCAATCGAATTCGCCTAGGCTCGTGGTCACTTCGGTAGGGAGACGGTCGAACAGCAGTTTCGCAGTGCTGATGCAACGCTTGGTCGGGGAGCTGACGATAACCTTCCTGTCGGACTCTGGGATGAACTTGCCGACACGCTCTTCCCAGTCGTCTGGCTTGTCATAGAGGTTGATGTCGGTGTTTTCGTACCCAGCAACCATCGAACCCGATAGGTTGGCCGAAGTCGGTGCATGTCTGATGAAATAGAATTTCATTATTTATACCCCATTATTTTGTCAACATATTCGCACAACTCTTCAAGGTCTTTGTCGTACTCGACATCCATAGCGGCTACACTATCCATGTCCAATGCTAACACTTCTTTGAACTTGTCATCTTCCTTTACATACCGCTTTGGCAAGCAGTCGGAATAGATGAATTTGCTGCTATCCGACGGGTCCACCCTGCAGTCTACGCCATAGAACATCTTTCCACATGGGAACAGGGCGACATACCATTTGCCAGTGTTCGACGGTTCGATAACAAGGTCGCATTCACGGTTGTAAATCAGTTCCTTGACGATATCCTTCTTAATCCACTGGCAGAACATGTAGGCTTCTTTAAGCTGCTTGCCCCAATTCTTGGTTAAGTCAAAATTGTAGTAACTTTCTTCGCTCAACATGTTAGCCTTCCCTCTTCACTACATCTTCGTAGGTATTGCACGATTCTGGCGGCGGAATTGGTGTCCCGCACGACGGGCAGTAACAGATGCGCTTAAAGTGGTTCAATGCGGCCTTGTTGAGAGCGTCGAGTACATCCTTTGTGTAGATGAAGTAGCACGGCTTGTTACCTGGGCGGAAGGCACCCTCAACCTCGAAATTGTAGAGCGTGCTATGGTCATTCACGTTCTGCAACGGCTTGTCTTCGGAAAGGAGGTACAATCCAACGCACGGTTCCCCTTCTGGGATAACTGGGGTTTCTTCGGGGAAGTGGTGAACTGGGATAGACGACTTCCTTGCTTCGAGTTCGTTGTACATGTGTGCCAAGTTGTTGTACTTGTCCACCAGTTTGTTCAACTCGTCTAGTTCCTTGTCGGCCCTATGGGATTCCTTGCATGACTCGCACTTGCTGACTTGGAAAGCGTTGGCAGAACCCTGCAAGGCGAGGATGTGCTCTTTGAGCTGCTCGGTTTCCAGTCTGGCAGATTTCAGCAGGGTGATGATTTCGCCCTCGGTAGCCACACCAATGTCCTGATTGTCGAGCAAGGCGGTTACTGCGTCTTCCGTATGGGCATTACGGTATTCGTCAACAAGGATTTTGAACACTTCGTGGGAAACAAGGACACTCTTATCCATTGTTTCAATAGCATTTTCAAGCGAGCACATCGGAAACTCCTTTTTGTTGTTTGTCAGGATGGTATAAATATATTTTATTAATGTATTTTTGTCAAGGGAAAATCATGCTTCCGTACGAATCTAATGAACCCAAATTGAAATCAGTTTTCCAAGCCGAAGGTCACAACCCTGTGTATCAGGCGGAATGCTATAACCCTGCCATCAAAGCCGAGTGTCATAACCCCGACATCAAGGCCGATGCCTGCCCTTTTCAGCCTATGCCGAAAGAAGAATGGTAGGATGCCTTGCCAAATTCGGGCAGATTTGTTATATTTTAGCTGATTACGTGCATTTTAAACAGGATTTGATTCATGATTATCATTGACCCTCACCCGTTCGTGTTCAAGCAGGTCAAGGCCATGCTGAAGGAACTGTGCGATAAGCCGAAGTACGAGAAAGTAATGGTCGTGCTAGGCTACAACATCATGCAGAGTTCCGAAGCGCTTGCCCTGAAAAAGAAGCATCCCGATTACAAGCTAGTGGTTTACAACTTGGAGCAACTCTATGTTGGAAGCCCTTGGCTGAACGCCAATACTAGGAGCTGGTTTGCAAGGGCCGACGAGATTTGGGACTACAACTTGGAGAACATCAGGTTCTTCTCCGATGTTCTCGGGTACAGGGCCAGCTACCATCCTATTAAGTGGGTCGAGTCCTTGAAGACGCTGGAACAGGTGAAACCAGAGGAAATGCTGTACGATGTCCTGTTCTACGGCGAGGAAACCCCGAGAAGGAACAAGCTGATAGGCGAGATGAGGGCTGCACACCGCAACTGGGCAATCATCACTGCGACGGGAGTTACTGGCCCCTCACTTGACTTCCTTATCGCCCATTCCAAGATTATCCTGAACATCCACGCTTTCCCGCAGTACCAGTGTCAGGAAATCGTCCGCATGTTCTACCCGTTAATCAACGGGAAGTGCATCGTCAGCGAACCGTCCAAGAATGACAACTATGCTGGCGACTCCGTTGTGTATTCCTCCTATAACAACATGATTGAAACTGTGAAGGGTCTTCTTACCGATGGCAAATGGATTAAAGTCGCTACTGAGGCATCTGATAGGTTCCGCAGACACACCACCAAGCAGTGAGCCTGCAAAGGAAATCAAGCCTCCTCGTAAAGTGTACAAGTACACTGTCATTGAGTGTATCTTGAACGACTATGAACCCGTCAGGGAAGTCAAGCACTCGAAGCCAGATGTCCATTACCTGCTGATAACCGACAACAAGAAACTGAAGAGCAAGACATGGGATGTCCACCACATTTCTGAATATCCCTGCCTCGAAGGAATCAACGATGTCATCGGGATTCTGAACTACGTTCGCTACCATACCTTCGAGTTCGCCGACACGATGGTTTCCATCTATGTCGATGCGAGCATGATGATTAACAAGCCGCTCGACAAGCTGTACGACGACTTCGTGAACTCCAATTCCGACATCGGGCTTTCCATACATCCTTACAGGACGAATGTATATGATGAACTCCGTGCGTGGCAGACTGCCCGTGGGCTTTCGCCAGAGGAAGTGACCGCACAGAGGAAACTGTTCGGCAAGACGGGCTTCAACAAGTCCGTATTGTTCCAGTCTGGAGTAATCATACGCCAGAATGTCAAGATTGTTAACATAATCGACGAAATCACATGGTCTTTCCTGAAACTGACGGGCGTTGACTGCTCGTCAGCAAGGCTTGACCAGACCGTTCTCACCTATGTTCTCGCAACCTATTTCAGCGGGGTCAAGTTCCTCCTGTTTACACAGCATCTAATTCAATCGAGTTACATAACATGGTGCAAGCACGGTTCGGACCAGCCTATTCTCATCGACAAGCGGTATTATGTCAGACCATCCGTTTTCGGGGTCGTCGTGAACCCTTACATGATTGAACCTGTCGAGAATCCGAAAAATAAGATAATTTAATGACGACGGCGGGAGCAGGCCGTCAAGGATATTTGAATGCAGTTTGGTGTTATTGAAAAGAGAATCACTCGTTTATGGTGCAAGACTCCTGCCTTGCTTATCGGACCACCTGGTATTGGAAAGACCCAGTTCTGCCGTTCGCTAGCAAGGATTCTGGAATTGGAGCTTGTCGTACTGGACTGTTCCCAGTCTGGCGACTCTGGCGACCTTATCGGCTTGCTTGAAATCGAGAACCATGTCCACCATCATACGAAACCTGACTGGATGGATGGAGTCAAGCCAAAGCTGGTATTCATCGACGAAATCAACAGGGCCAAGGGGGAAGTCATTGCGGCCTTGATGAAGCTGTGTTCTCCCGAACAGTCGTTCAACGGGTTTACCCTCCCAGAAGGCTCCCGTGTTGTCCTCGCTATCAACCCGTCCAATGTTGACTCCAACCAAGTCATGCCGCTTAACCGTGCGCTGTTCACCCGCTTCGCCCGTTACCGTGTCGAAGTCGATGCAAACTATTGGGTCAAGTGGGCTGAAAGCGCTGGTATCAACAAAATCATTTGCCGTTTCATTTCGGGTCACAACAACGCTTTGTATGTGGATGACACCGAGCTTGACTCCGAGGATGAAAACACCGCCAACCCACGTTCTTGGGAAAACTTCGCCCGTCTTTTCGACAATGCGTACAAGGCGGGGGATTATGTCGATGCCTATGGAATCCCTGTTGAGGGCGGCATGGAAACCCTTCTGATAGACGCAACTTCTACCCTTGGCCCTGACATGGCCAAGACCTTCACTGAATGGTTCAGGAAGAATGGCAACACCCTCGATGCTGACAAGGTTCTTAAAGCGAAGGAAAACGATTGGGCGAAATACAAGGCAATAATCGACGGCATGAGTGTTCCGCAGCTTACGAAGTTGAGCGACGGGGTTATCGCAAAGATGGACGAGGCGTACGATAAAGGAAAGCAGTCGAAGGAAATGTCCCTGAACTTCTGGTATTTCTACTTTGCCGTCCAGCCAGAGATACGGGCGCAGATGTACAACTTCCACCTGATACACCTTGTATTCCAGATTTCAGAGAACAAGGGCAACTGGCTTTCCCTCCTAAGGGAACATGTCGGGGCGGAAAAGAAGGAAATGCTGAAAGCAAGTTTCAGCGAGTTCAATCAGGTTAACTAATGTCGGCTTTATACAAGATAGAACAGGCAAAGACGATTCTGGGGTCGGTGAACGCTCCCGCCCTGTGTTACATCAACATGGCGGAACCTCTTGTCGAGGATGACAGGACGAAAACGCTGATGATTGACGCACACCTGCCAGGTCACCTTTACCTTGTCGTGAACAGCCGTTGGGCCGAGATGATGGACCTGAGCGACCTTGCGAAGATTCTCTACATAGAGGCTTCCCGCATAGCCCTGCACCACGTTACGAAACGTGCCGTTGACAACAGGTTCAACCTCCTGTCGAGCGACATCATCTGCTACTCTATGGCTAGGGGATGCCTTACCCTTACGGGCACATCTTTCCCTGACGCTCTCGACAAGAGCAAGTCCAGCATCTACTACGAGCAGGGAAAGCTCCTGTACAAGAACGAGACTGGAAAGGAATGGGATGACGACTGCGATTACCACGAGAAGGTGGCGATGTGGATGGAACGGGCTGCAAACCAGTCTGGTGACGGTGAGGGCGACGAATATTCGGACAGTGGCGATGGCGAGGGGGAGAACAGCGAAGGGCCAGCAACCCCGCAGGAAGCCCTAGAAGACTACTTCTGTGACGGGACCCGTTCGGACAACTGGTCTCCGAACGAGACCATAGCGAGCGACATCGCCTTCGAGACGAAGCATCTGGAAGAAAACGGTGGCTTTGCGGGTACTAGCTGGGGTCTGAGCGCTGGTGACATCCTGATGAAGATTCTGGCCGCACAGAAGCCTCCCGTTGACCACAGGCGCATCATCCGTTCGTTCGTAGGCACGGTGGTCTCACAGCGCACGGAATCGACGAGGACGAGGCAGAACAGGCGTTACAACCTGCTGTTTCCCGGTCATCGTTCCGTTTACGACTGCAATCTGCTCCTTGCTGCAGACTCTTCGGGTTCGATGTCCGATGAAGACCTGTCCGATGCAGGCTGTCTGATAGCCAAGATTGCAACTGGGGCCAAGATAGACTTTTCGTGGTGGGACTGCAAATGCACCCTTCCCGCTACTTTCAAGCCAGGTAGTTCCCGCAAGAGCTTCGACGTGACGGGGCGTGGGGGAACCAATCCGCAGTGCGTATTCGACATGCTCAGGGATAATAAACTTGTGAGAAAGTATTCGGGCATCATCATCTTTTCGGACATGATTTTCGACGAGATACCGAAACCGAGGGAAATCCCCGTTGACAACATGCTGTGGATATGCACGGCTGACGGGAGCAACCCCCCGAAATGGGTTCCCCGCCGAAGGATTATGCGTTGCAAGGAGATTATGAGCTGCATTAAAAAAGACCCTTGACTTTTAGGGGAAGAGTGGTTATATTTATCTTGATATAGTTAGCTTGTTCGCAATATAGTTAATTAAATAGGTACAGCATGAGCGAGACAGTAGAATTGCCAAAGAAGAAGATGTGGTCCACGATTTACCACGATACGGTCAATGACCAGATGTACATGTGGTATGTGGACGGCACGAGCGAGGTATTGCCAGTCAGACACCGTTCATATACGAACAGACTTGGTGAATACGGGGCCGTAGAATGCGGGATGAAGGACATCTTCGGAAACGACGTTTACGAATTTTACCTTTCACATAACGAAGAAAAGGAAATCAAGAGACAGTATCAGGGTTCGGCAAACCATTTCAACGAGATTGACATTGACCCCCGATGCCGCTTCCTGCAACAGCAGTACGAAGGCTACGACATCGAGCCGCCGAAAATCAAGGACATGAACCTTTGCTTCCTTGATATCGAAGTCTCGACCGAGGGTAGGTTTCCTGTCCCTTGGTTGGCCGAATACCCGATTAACCTCATCATCCTCAACTTCGCCGAATATTCAGTCCAGTTCGGAACGCTCGATGTGGATGAGGCTACCCTTGAAAAGTACAAGGAATTGAACTGTACCTATGTCAAGTGTGCAACCGAAGCGGAACTCTTGACGGGCACGTTCAACTACATCAGGGAGCATAACGTAGATATCCTCTCTGGTTGGAACTTCGCATACGATACCGAGTTCATTTACCGCCGTGCAAAGAAGCTGGGCATCCCTCTCAAGCTCATGTCGAGAATGCCAGCAGGAACCGAAAAGGCTTACTTCGACGAAAAGAAGAAAGAGCTTCATATTGCTGGTACGGAAGTCATGGACTTCTACCTCCTCTACAAGAAGTACACTTTCTCCGAAGAGCCGAGCTACAAACTAGATTACATCGCAGAAAAGGAAGTGGGCGAGAAAAAGGTGCCTCTTCCAGATGGATACCTGTCGTGGAAAACTTTACCGTCACTGTTCGGCTACTATAACGTGATAGACGGTGACCTGTGTAGAAAAATCCAGAACAAGAAAAAGATGTTCGACCTTGCCCTCATGTCATCTGCGGAGGCTCGTGTCCCGATTACATCAGTGTTCGAATCCAAGAAGATGATGGTGGGCTTCGTTCTGAACCACCTTCACAAGCAGCACATGGTGTTCCCTGTTTACAGGCCTACTGCAAAGGAGGAATACCCAGGTGCATTCGTGTATTCTGTCCCTGGGTTCTACAAGATAGAGGTTTCATACGACTACCGAAGCCTTTATCCGTCAATCATGATGACATTTAACATCAGCCCTGAAACCAAGGTTATCAAGCCTATCGACTATGAGCTGACCGAGGAGGAAAAGAAGGTTCTCATCAGGTCGCCGTGGACGCACAACGGTCAATATCAGGTGTTCTACCGCAAGGATGTTGAAGGTATCGTTCCTCAGGTTACTAGAAAGCTGTTCAACGGTCGTGCCGAACTGAAGATTAAGAAGAAGCAGGCCGAAAAGGACGGTAACGAAGAACTGATGGAAATCTACGACATGATGCAGAAGGTGTACAAGGTGCTCGGTAACTCCCTGTACGGCTTGCTCGGTACTCCGTTCTTCGCATTCTACGATATCGACAATGCTGCATCCATTACGGCTTACGGTCAGAGGCTCATCAAGTACACTTGTAAGCATCTTGCCGACTACATCAATAACGACCTGTCTAAGGACCAGAGGTTCATTAACACGTTCGGTTACTCCCCGAAGATTAACCCCGACTACTGCGGTGAAATCTTCTGGAACGAAGCGAATGTGGACTTCGACGATGTTGAAAAGGCTACGGAATGGGGTTACGACATCACTGGCGACATCCTGCAGCGGAGAATGTCCCACGGCGATACCGACTCCTTCTACGCAAAGTTCGACGACATCTACGAGGAGTTCAGCAAGAATCAGGGTAAGAAAGTTCAGGTTGTCGTATATGACGGTCACCAGATTATACAGAAGAACGACTTCGACGCTGGCAACGAGATGGCCTACAAGAAGAACTTCGCCCTCATGGCACATACCTACTGCCCCGATGTCTACCATAACCCGAAGAACATGGAACCTCAGGAAGTCAAGGGCAGCAAGTTTAAGTTCACCAAGTTGCAGATTATGTACAAGGACGGCATGATTTCCAACAAGCGGTACAGGGTTATTCTCAACCGTTATCGTTTGACAGACTTCTGCCGTATGTTGGATGCTTCCATTCTCGAAGAGAAGCTTGACGATTACATGGAAAGCTACGCTAACCTTTGGGGCTACCATTCTAACGAATTGTTCCTGAAACGTGAAAAGTGCATTTACAAGACCATTGTGACTGCAAAGAAGAAATACATCTGCGTGGCTGAATCCAACGAAGACATCGTCTATCTCGACATGAAGAAGGAAGACCTCCCGATTCATCCGCACTACGCAATCACTGGTCTCGAAATCGTGCGCTCGTCCACCACCATGTTCTCTCGTGAACGTATGATGAACACGGTGGAACTCATGATGGACACGATGGATAGGGAAACCCTCCGTAAGCGTGTTGTCGAAATCAAGAATGAATACACCCAGAAGATTATGGACCAGTCGTACCTCGACATTTCCTGCCCGTCTGGCGTTAAGGAAGAGCCGCCTGAGTATTTGGAAATGCTTAACTTCCCGAAGGAAGAGTTGAAGAAAATCGACTGGCGTAGAAAGGCTGCATCTGTATGGAATTACCTTATCTTGAACGACAAGGAACTCATGAAGAAGCCATACGAGCCTATCCATGCTGGCGACAAGATGAAGTACATCAAGGTTTGTGACAACCCGTTCGGCATCACCTCTATCGCTTATACTGGCGATACAGTTCCGCCTCAGTTGCTCAAACTGTTTACACCAGACTGGGAAGGACACTGGAATGTGACCGTTTCCAACATCCTTGGCCGTCTTTTCAAGGCAGTCGGTTGGGGCGAACATATCGAGGAAGACCAGACCCAAGATATGTGCGACCTGTTCTAAGGAGGTAAAATGAGACACGCAAAATATGCAGAGTATAACCAGTCGTTCTTCGGCAAGATAGCTGTTGGCGAAATCGCATGGCAGTATCGTGACAAGCACCCGACGGTCTACATCAAGTACAAGGGCACTGGGCATACCGCCGAAGACCCGTTCATGGAGGCGTCGTTCAGCCCTATTATAAAGGAGTCGATGGGAAGAAACATCCCTGATGATGTCAGGCGTTTCTTTTTTACGCTCGATAGGTTTGTTTCGATATATGCTGTACGGGTTGAATACGACGGTACAGAACCGAACGAACGCTTAGAGGAAATCTATTTTGAAACCGATTTCCCTAACTAACAAAAGAGGCGGCCCTTTCGGACCGCTTCTTTGTTGCATTGAGTTAAGTAGAGTTATGCTCCGCCGAACGCCTTCTTCGCTTCGGCTGTCTTTTTCTGAACCTCTGCGATGCATGTGCAGATTTGGGTTGCGTGTGACAGCAGCTCTGTGCTATTGCTGTTGTTAGCGGCTTCGAGCATCTTGTCGCCAATTCCAAGAAGTTCGCTTAGCTTGTTAACACAGTCGTCACGGTCCTCGGCTGACATGTCGTTGGAGTGGGCCTGCTTGAACTTTTCGATGTTCTTCTTCATCGCTTCCTTGTAGTTCTCGATGAGCTTAATCCAGTTGTTCTTGTACTCGGTCTCGTCGAGGCGTTTCAGGCCACCTGCGAACTGGTTCATTGTTTGCGGGTCGTTAATGCCCATGAATCCGAAGAAGATTTTGAGAGAGGTCTTTATCTTGTCTCTCTGGGCCTTTACGATTTCGTTGATTTCGTTTTGAGCGTCCTTCTGCGACATTCCGCCTTTCATGAACTTATTCTTGATTTCGTCAACTTTCTTTTGGTCTTCGGTGTCAAGAATCTTCTTGTTCTTCAAGTTGAGATAGTCTTCTTCATTATCGCTCAACCTTACGTTGCTTGATGCCTGCTTTTCAGGGTTCCACCATGTCGGGTTGCTGTTAGGGTCGTTGGCGTTCAGCTTGATTCTTACAAGATGGTACTTCTTTGTGGCAATGCCCATCAGGTACTTGGACAGCATTTCGCCAGTAGGCTTGCCTCCGCAGAACTTGGCGAACTCGTCGTCAGTTTCAGCAGCTTGGCGAGCAAAGCCATCTTCGTCGGACAAGTCTTCGAGAAGGTTGTGGAGGTTTTTGATTTCTTCGTCGAAATCACCGATTTCGTCATAGAATTCTTCCACAGCGTCTTCTGGGTCGGAATCCTGAGTGCAATCACGGAGGTCACTGAGCATGTCGCTAATGATGCTTCCCATGTCCTTCTTGATTGTGTCAAGAACTTCTTCGGAGATTCCCCATCTACCTACCCTGAGGTATGCGACAAGCTGTGTCGGCAAATTGCCGTTCACGCACTCGTCGTAGAACTTCATGAACTCGTTGTACAGGTACAAGACACGGATTGCATTTTTCTTCACGTCGTCTCTACCTTTCTTGCCTTCAATCAGTTCAAGCTCCTTCTTATGTTCGTTGACCAGATTTGCGGTATCTTCGGGCAAGTTCTCCAACTTGTCTAGGGCTGAGTTCCATCCCTTTACATCGTTGGTGATGTTTGCCTTATGTACGTCGTTCTTTGTGGAGAACTCGTACTTACCGCTGGTATCTTCCTTCGAGTTGAACTCGTCGTTGGCTGCTTGTGGAGCGCCAGTGTTCTGCTCGGTGGACACGCCGCCTTCGGACACTTCCTTGTAGTCGTAGGTCTTGTCCATTGTTTCCCTGTCAAGTCCACTTGCCTTCATGAGTTCGTAAGCCTTCTTGCTGAACTCCTCTTTTGTGTACTGCTTGTCGTCAATCGGCTTTCCGTCTTTCTTGGTAACGATGATATACTTCTTTTCCATAGTTCACTCCTTATTTTTCATCGGCAAAATCCATGAAGGATTTCTTCTCGGTCTTAGCGGGTTCAGTTTTCTGTTCCTGCTTGTCAGAACCACCCTTTGCTGCACTTGTGTCAACGCAGTCGTTCTTGGTAATGTCCTTACCTAGCATGAATGTTCCCTTCTTGGACTTGTCTCCCTTGTCGCCAGAGCAGGTTCCAACCCACCAGTGGAACTGGTCTCCAACAATGGGGCGAACATACTTGATGAAATAGGCACGGGCAGCAGCCTTTGACTTGAAGAAGCCGATACGAACACGCCATACGTCTTCACGGCTGGTATTCTGTGCAAGGCCGTCGAACTGGTATGTGTACACACCAGGGATATTCTTCGTCTGTGAAAGGAACCTTGCCTTTGCCATTGCTGAATCACGGTCGTCCTTGTTGTATGAAACGAGGTTGATGGTGAAGTCGTAATTCGGGTCGCATTTTTCTCCCTGTATCGGATGGAAATCATTCTCATTCCATTTGTAGTTTGGCTTCGGTTTCTTCTGTGCAGGGGCTGGCTTCTTTTCAATCGGCGTTCCGATGTTTTGTTCTGCTGGGGCAGGACATACAGGCGGGCATTCAACCTTCGGCGGTTCACACTGTGGCGGAGGCGGAAGCTGCTGGCGTACTGGCTGCGGAGCTGGCATCGGAGGAGGTTCAACCTTTGGCGGAGGAGGAAGCTGTGGCTGCGGTGCCGAACTGTAGTTTTTCCGTTCCCACGGGTCTACACCTCTAATTTCATAAGCGGGTTGATACTCACGAGTGTCAATCCTTGGACGTGTCTGGTACGTGTGAACGTCGTCATACTGCTTGTATGCGGCGGTTCCTGTGTTACTTTGCAAGTGCCAGTTGGTTCCACCAGATGTAGGCGGCTTCACTCGGGAATTTGTTCTTACCAAGTCGTTACCGTTGTAGATTGTCTGGTGACCCCAGTTGTTTGTCTTTCTCGGGTCAGATGCACCGACACCCGTCACGTAACGAACTCCATTCGGCGTTCTGCCGAATGAATATTCAAACAGGGCGTTGTGGGCAGTAACGACAGCCTCGACAATCGCACGGGGAGCAACCTTGCAGGCTGCCTCAATAAATGCCTTCATGCGCTTCTTGGCCATCCTCTTTGGACTGTCCACACCTTCCATAAGAGCCTTATCGTATTTCTGCATACTGTTCATAGCATTCTCCTTTAAACTTTATTGTTCCGCATTTTCAAGATACATTTTCTTCAACGCTTCTGCATACTCAGGAATTTCCAGAGCTTCGTTGATTAGTTCTCTGTCTTCATCGGAAGCGTTGCTGTATTCTTGAAGCATTTCCTTCGCATTGTCCTCGTCACCGCCGTTCAGGAACATGAAGTAGGCGACAAGGAGGGCGCCTGCCAATGTACCGACGGTCTTTCCAGCAGTTCCGTTAAAACCAAGTAGACGTGCTGCGATATTTCCGCCAGCACCGCCAGCGAGGACTGCAAGAGCTTTGAGCAAGGTTGACTTGGTGTCGCCACCATCGGCCCAGTCGATGTCGATTTCGTTTGGTCTGGTGAAGAAGTCGTACAGCTTGTAACCACCGTATGTAAGAGCGCCGATGACTCCGCCAGCAAATGCGAGTTTGACGGCATGCCATGCACCGATAAGTGCAGTCGAGATTTTACCCATCGTGGAGAACCTTCTTGTGAACATTTTCCACATGCTAGGATTTGTGAACATTCTCGGGTCGATTCCGCCAGGGAACGGATTTTGAGGTGCGGCCCCTGCATTTTCAGGCTTTGCTGTACGCTGGTTGAACGGGTTGTTCCTTCCGTTGCGTCCAGCAGTTGCTGCACCGTTGTTGACGGTTGCACTGTTGGTCGCAGCAGGGCCGTATGCACCGTAGCGGCCTTCTTCCTTGGCCATGCGGATTTTATAGTTGAGGTCGTTGAGCTTCTTTCCGTTCTTCGCCTCAAATGCCTTCGTGAGGTTTTCGCACGTGTTTTCGTAATCAATGCGGGCTTGACGGAACTTGCTCAAATAATCTGGGTCTTTCGGATTCAAAGCCTGTTGGTCCTGCTTTAATTTGGCCTTAGCCGCTTTGAGGTCTCTATTCAGCGGCTCCATCAATGTGTCCTTTTCCTTTTGAAAAACATCAACGTTGAAATTGCGGGAACCTTTCTTCAAGCCTAGCTTCTGCATCTTTTCGTATTCTTTTGCATCCTTAGATGCCGTGTACATCAGGTTGTTCATCTTGCGTTCGACTTTATCCCTTTGCTTGAACAGCTTGCTTGCGTCCTTTGCATTCCTCTTGCTGAGGGAGGCTGGGTCAAGGTTCATGATTCTGTCGAGCCTGCTCGTCATGTCGGCATCCTTTGATGCGAGCCTGCCGAACTTGTCTAGCCTATGTGCTTTGCGGCCTTCCTTAGTAAGCAGTTTTAGCAATGACTTTCCCCATTTTCCTGCCCAAGCTCCGAGACCTTCCGTAAGGATTTGGGCCTGCGTGTCGTCAAGGCTTTCAACGAAGATTGCTTTATCGTCATCGCTCATGTCGGAAAACAGTGCGGTCAAACGCTCCTTGTCTTCGGGACTGATTGTTACTGACGGGGCGTTTTCAATGTCTTCCGAAACCTGCTGGTCAGCAGCCGTGTCAACCACATCGTCAACTGCGTCCTTTACGGCGTCTGCCACGGTTTCCGCCGTCTGTTCTGGGTCGCCGCACTCGAACAGGGCTGTATGGAGTCTCATGACCCCTTCGAGCTGATTCGCAGAAAGAATCTTTCTGGCGGACTGCTCAAATAGCTGTTTATTGTTCATAACTGTACTCAATGCTTAACTGAAAATAGTTTATAACTTTTTTGAGCCCATAGTTGACAATCTGGAACTTTTTTTGTATCTTTCCACAAAAAGGGAAACTCATGACTAAAAAGGTTCCTAACTTATATGAATTAAACGATATTCTCTGGAGTTCGTTCCGAGATATCTATTTTGAGGATGAAGGTCACCGTTACACCGATTCTGAGGGTAACGTGTACAAGTCCGTTTCTACCGTAATTGAAGAGTATCACGACGAGTTCAAGGAAAAGGAAGTCGCACCCCACACGGCAGCGAAAATGACTAGGGAACTCAAACGGGTCGTGACACCGAAAGAAGTGCTAGACATGTGGCACGACAAGAACAACTACGGGAAGGATATCGGCCATGAAGTCCACAGCGTGATGGAAAACCTGTGGGCACGAAAGTCGTATTATCATAAGTTTAAAAAACGTTACAAATACGACGATATTCAGGCAGATTTCGACCGTCGCATCCCTAAATGTAAAGCTTTGTTTACAAAATTGTCCGAACGCTATGTTCCAATCAGGACTGAACTTCCCGTATATGACAAGAAGCACCTGATTTGCGGAACGATGGATATCCTCCTTTACGACAAGGAATCGGACAAGCTTGTAATCGGTGACTGGAAGACCAATTCCCACCTTGATTTTGAACCGAAACCGTACACTACGAACATGTACGCCCCGTTCGAAAACTTCTATGACATAAACTATCATCACTACTGCATCCAGTTGAGCATGTACAAGGCGATACTGGAGCTGAACACTCCCCTGAAAGTCGGGGCGATGTGGATATGCCACATTCCTGCCGAGGGGGATGCGAAACCGTATGGAATCATAGATGTTTCCGATGTGATAAAGAGGACTATACTCGCATGACATTCGACGAGATAGACAGGATGCTGCAAGGTTGCGGGCTCTCCAAGAGCGTCGTTCGGACGTGGAATGAGGCCAGCTCCAGCGCATATTATTTCTCGTGTGCATCAGACTTTGACGACGCATCGCTTCTTCCGCAAATGTCCAAGATATGCGTGGCGATGCTTACCGAGACAACCCTTCGTCTATACCCGTTCTACGGTGTCGATGAGCTGAACAGCCTGTCTATCAACGACAGCAGTCCATTTAACAGCAGCATCAATTTGGACAAATTGGATGATACTCCGCAGTCCAGTTTCGTTGTGGAGTTCTATGAGAAATATGCCAGAAACCCGATGTTAAACCGTATCAACAGCACGGTTACGGTCAGTTCTGTGTCGATAAACGATGTGAAGCCTGGGTTCAGGACATTCGTTATCGACATGCTGACGATGCAGCGTAAAATAAGACAGTTAAAGGCGGATAAGATACTTGCTAACTTTTGAACGGCCAAGCTGATTCCGCACAGCCAGCACGCCGAGAAGTTGCTGAATAATGCGGTTCACCCAATACAAAGGATGCTAAAATGAAAAACGAAGCATACATGAAAAGGATTGCCGAACGGTCCCACAGGACTGTCGGATGTGACGTTAACAGCGACCTCGGCAAGATTAACCTCCGTGCCGCACGACATCTCGAACGGGTCATCAGCAAGTGCAAGACCCAGACGGAAATCCGCCACGAGATGAGCCGTCTCAAGGAGAGCGCTGGATGCATGAAGAAACGTCATGACAACGAATACTTCTCCCGCATCGTCGCAGTCCTCCGTGAAGCGAAGGATGCTGTGACAGCGTTCCAGCAGGGCGACATGAAGACGGTGTACGCAATACACACCAACTTCATGAAGCAAGCTGCTAAGCATACCTAGTATTTAAAACAGGAGAGCACATCTCCCACCTGTTTAATGACGGGTGGGAGACGTTGCACTAAATTTATGAGTAAAGAAGACAACAAACGCACACCTATTATACCAGAAGAAACTTGGATGATTCAGGAAGCCCGTACAATCGGACTTACCTTCCTGCATACAAAGACGGAGGACTGCGGTCAAAACGAAGTCCTGTACGTGTTCATCCACCGTTTCAACATCGTAAAAATTAAGTTTAATGTGGACCAGAAGAACGGCATATTCTATGCAGGACATGTCGAACAGATTGGACACACCCACTACAAGGAAGGTGAATTTTCATTCGACGCTCGGCCCAAGGCGGGCTTGGTTTTTGCAGTACAGGACGAAAGGGAAACAATCGACATTTTCTTTGCAGTTTTGAACAAGAAATTGCTCGACCCAGACCCGAATAATGTATTTTAATTGCGTAATAACTGAGGTATTTTATGCAAAATGATGATGCCATTTTAACAGCAGCGTTGAGGGAAATTTTCGGGATTGACGACGAGAATTACTCGGTCGGCGCCATACAACCACCCCGTGGCGGAGTTCCTGCGGGATTCCTGTTCACTCCTGTACAGAACAGGCAGAGATTGAACCCGAACGATGTCATTGCACCCAAGCAAGAACAATCTGTTCCTAACGGCAATCAGGAAATGGCCAACAAAATCAACGAGCTGTACAACGAGCTTAACCTGAAGGACAAGGACTTGAAGGAAGCCCGTGAGACAATCAAGCGGTTGCAACAGAACATCCTAGATTTCAGAAACCGTGCTGAAACCGCCGAGATGAACGCTAGCCACACTCTTACAAGCCTCAACGAACTTTCAGCAAGGTTTAACAATCTGGTTGAAAAGTACAATAACTTGAAGTTGGAACACAAGGAAGTGACAGACAAGGTAGAATACCTGCTCAAACGAATTGGTTCTGAACAAAATGATTTAATTTGCGGTGTAGACCTTGGATTCAAGGAAGGCGACAAGCATGTAGATGCCATCAGCACCCCTCTTTCGGAAGCGGAGGCAATCATCAACCAGTTTCGGGGGGCGTGATGGACGTATCCAAGTTTCGTAACGAGGAAGGGATAATCCCCACGGAGACCTACAACAGGCTCTACAACGAGTACAGAGAAAAGTGTGACAAGATTATACCCCTTGGCGAAAAGTATGTCCTGAACAAGGCTGGGACCATCGGGGATGTAAAACTCGCCGAGGGCTCCACATTCGTAATCGAGCTTGCATACACTTTTTCATACACCCCGCACGTCAACAGGATTGACCTCGTGGTTTCGCTCGAAAATGGGCAGTGCGTTGTGTTCGAGGACATCGACGAACTGCTTTCCGTTCTCAAAACGCTTGATTTTTCGGTTTACAAGAAGGAAGTTCTCGAAAAGCTCGGCTTCCTCAGGGACGAGTCAATCAAGCTGTTCCGCATGATGCAGGCTAACGATGTCGAACTCCTTATCGACGTGAAGAACATCTTTCGCAAGCTTGAAAACCATGCCGAAAATGCAGATTATTCAGTAAAAATCCAAGATAGGTAGAATATGCTAGTTACTAAAATCTTGAAGCTCTGCAAGGATTGCGGGCTGGAAAACGACCCAGTGAAAGCTGGGTTTGACATGGGTACTACGATGCCGTTGAAGAACGGCAAGTGGACCGAAAAGAAATACTTCGAGGGAGAGGCTGGCTACGCAATGTGCCTTACGGAAAAGCACGTCCCAGCAAAGTATTTCGACCGTGGCGGAAACGAAATCCTCTACATGGACACGTTTACATCGGATTCGACGGGCACTTTCGTTAAGAATCTCACGCTGTTCCTCCCGATGATGAGCCGAAGCGGAAAGTTGAAGTTCGTAAAACGTGCCGTTGCTTCGGAAATTTACCAAAAAGACCTCATTTTGAAGGGACTTGACGAGTCATTTATTCTCGGAGAAGACTCGTACGAATCATTCATTCCCGAAATTCAGGTTCCTGAATGCGAGGATGCCGTCGTAGAAATTGTCAAGAAATACATCACCAACGTAGCCGCCGTATGCCGCACGTTGGTATAAACTGTAGTTAACTTAATGAGGAATAAAATGAGTGATATTAAGCCCAATTCACAAGAACTTTCAAAGGAACAGTACGAGGCAGACCTTAGGGTATTGAAGGAGTCGGTGACCGAAAATCCCAACAATCCCGTGTCGATATTCGTTCCAGTCATTACCAACTTCACTTGGGAACCCGCACTGAACGGTGAGACAAAGACAATCGCCCTTGTGTCGAACTACGGTGAGAACATCGACAACGGATGTATTGTCTACAACCCAGCATTTGTTCACAGGCTGGTGAAAGAAGCCGACTTCGGTACATTCTATGCTATCATTGCCACGATTGGCCTTGCCATAAAGTGTGGCTACTATGATTACCGTAATGGTACAGAAGGTTTCTCACATACCAAAGCCGTACAAATCATGATGGCTCATTCAGGTATATTTAACACGATAAAAGGAAACAATGCAGCATTCAATTCAGCTATTAGCGCATTGGAACAACAGTTTGAGTGGCCAGAGTATATGGGTCCCACTATGCAGGCTTTTGTAAACCTGAATACCACGGCTGTGCAGGACCCAAACGACCCGTCAGGACAATATACGATAGAGAAACCCGAGTTTACTGATGACGACTGGAACTTAGAAACAATCAGAAAGTATCTAGCTATTGCTATGGGAGGAAAATCTCCTCAGTCTATGCCACAGGCAATGGCGGGTGCCATGTCTCAGGCACAACAACAGGCCATGCAACAGGCAAAGCAACAGCAAGGACAGCAGGGTGGTAGCCAGCAATCCAGCCAATGGGGTTCTGTCCGTCAGCAAAATCAATCTCAGGGTCAGCAACAAGGTGGCCAGCAGCAGTCTGGTCAGCAACAAGGCGGTCAACAGTCTGGACAGCAAGGGGGTCAACAGAATCCTCAGGAGATTGCTCGGCAGGCTACGGAAGCTGCAAAGGAAGCTCAAAGGGGTGCTGCTGCTTGTGCAAGGGCATGTAATTCCAAGGCAGGTCAGTTGGCTGGAAGACAGATGATGCAGGCATCGGCGAAGATGATGAAAGCTGCAAGCGAATATAAAAATGCAGCAGAGAGCGGAGACCAGCAGGGCATGGAAACCGCTGCACAAAATATGCAAACCGCTGCACAAGACATTCAGAATGCAAAACAGCAAATGCAGCAGGCGATGAAAGCAAGCGGTGCAAAGTCAGCTGATGGCGAAAAGGCGATGGAATCTGGTTCGTCAAATTGTCAGCAGGCTTCCGAATCAGCAAACTCTGCTGGACAACAGGGTTCCGACAGTGGTTCTGGTCAGCAAGGCTCTTCTGGACAAGGTGCTGATAATGGAGAAGCTGTAAAACAACAGGCTTCCAAGTCTGCACAGAATGCTCGTAACGCAGCTGCACAATGTGCTAAGGCATGTGGCAATAGCCAAGATGCGAAAAATGCTCAGAAAACCATCGAAGAGGGCGCACAAAAACTTGAAGAAGGTGCTAATGAATATGCTGAGGGCGCTCAGAACGGAGACACCAAGCAAATGCAGAATGGTGTCAACAAGATGAAAGAGGGTAACAGCAAGATTCAGGAAGGCACCAAGAAGATGCAGGAAGCCTTTAACAAAGCTATGGAAGAAGGTGGCCAACAAGGTGGCGACGACGGTAGCGACCAAGGCGGAAAGCAAGACGGCAAACAGGGCGGCAAGCAAGGCGGTCAGCAAGGTGGCGAACAAGGTGGCGACCAAGATGGTGACGAAGGATTCCCTGGCAGTCAAGGTGGCCAGAAAGGTGGCCAGAAAGGCGGTAAGCAGGGTGGCCAACAAGGTGGCGACGATGGTGACGACCAAGGTGGTGACGAAGGATTCCCTGGCGGTCAAGGTGGCCAGAAAGGTGGAAAACAAGGTGGCAAACAGGGTGGCCAACAAGGTGGCGACGACGGCGACGAAAGCGAATGGGTTGACGAAGGATTCCCTGGCAGCAGCCGAGGTGGCCAGAAAGGCGGAAAGCAAGGTGGTCAACAGGGTGGCCAGCAAGGTGGCGACGATGGTGACGAAGGCGAATGGGAAGACGAAGGATTCCCTGGCAGCAGCCGAGGTGGCCAGAAAGGTGGCAAACAGGGTGGTCAGCAGGGTGGTCAATATGGTGGCGACGATGGTGACGGAAGCGAATGGGAAGACGAAGGATTCCCTGGCAGCAGCCGAGGTGGCCAGAAAGGTGGCAAACAGGGTGGTCAGCAGGGTGGTCAATATGGTGGCGACGATGGTGACGGAAGCGAATGGGAAGACGAAGGATTCCCTGGCGGTCTAGGTGGTAAGCAAGGCGGTCCACAAGGCGGTCCGCAAGGCGGTAAGCAGGGCGGTCAACAGGGTGGCATCGAAGGTTTCCCAAGCAATAAGCAGGGTGGTCCGCAAGGTGGCGGCGAAGGTTTCCCTGTCAATCAAGGTGGCACCAGTGTATCCACTCAAGAAATGCAGTCTGCACTAAACCAGTTGCAGCAAGCAGCTCAGGAAGCTCAGGAGGCCGCAAAGGGTGGCGAGGAAGGCCAAGGTGGAGAGAATCATATTGATTTCATCCCATCGAAAGACGGAAAGCAAGGTGGTAAGCAAGGTGGCAACGAAGGATTCCCTGGCAAACAAGGCGGTCAGCAGGGTGGCCAGCAAGGTGGCGAAACTGAGGGCAAGGACCAAGGTGGCGAAGCAGGTGCCAAAGGTTCCAAGCCGAATCTTGGTGAGGATGGTGAATCGAGCGACCCGTCTGGTTCTGGAAGTTCGTCCACTATTGGAAATCTTGGTGGCTTGCAGATTAACCTAATGAACGAAATCGAGTTCAAACAGGACAAAAGAAAAATCACTGGCATGAATAAGAACTTGGCTGAGTTCGCTAACGAGCAGAATGCCTTCTCGCAGGTGAACAAGACTACAACCGTTGGTTCAAATACTGGTGAAACAATGGAAAATAACCTGCAAGGCGTCATTAATTCAATTAATACCAACATTGACACCAAGATTCAACATAGCGATGAAACCGAGCAACAAAGAATGCAGGAGCTTAATGCTCTTTCAAATGAGCAGAACAAAGCTGATGTCTCTATCAATAAAAAAGCTCATCTTAAAGTTGCTAGTAAGATATTGCGGGCAGCACAGGCAGCTCAGTTGCAATCAGATAATGAGAGCGGCATTAAGAACTATCATCGCCCTGCAAACACATATTTCCAGACAGGTTCAACGCAGATGATTGAAGAGGATGTTCCACGAGTCCTTATTGCTATTGACGCATCGGGTTCTATGTGGTTTAACCCAAATGTTCTTGTCGGTGCGGCAAATCTTCTTTCAAGTTTGGTGAATTATTTGAAGATGCCTGTTGATTACGCATTCTGGGATGAAACTTGCGATATTCCTAGACCGTACTCAGGAGCTGTTGCAAAGAATCTTGCAAGTGGAAATCGCCCTTCTGTACAAAAGTATGAGGGAAAACTGCAAACATCTGTTGGCGGAGGTGGAACGAACGTATACAGCGTGGTAAGCCGTTTGAGCAGGCTCGATGCTAATCGTAAACCTAGGTTCGATGCCAAAACAATAGCTCAACACAAGTTGAGGTTCGCTGACAATTACAACTTAATAATCATTTACAGTGATTTTGAGTTCCCAGACAACTATTCTATACCTTATAATGTAAACGATGTCAAGCGTAGATTTGGTGAGGTCCCTTATAATAAGCTCGTTTGCGTATGCTGTTCCCGTAATGGTGAAAATGCTACTCCACCGACGTTCAAAAAACTGTTGGGTCAGAGATGGGTTTCATACAAGGAATGGCAGGACGCTATCGACTACTATTCACATGCTAAAAAATAGTAACGAATGCTTCTGTTGAATTAAAAACAAAGCCCGACCTCAATGAGGTCGGGTTTTTCTATGCTTCGCTATTCTGCATTCGAATCCGTTTTGCGAACTGATTTCTTGTCTGGGCTATCGCCGTCTTGCAAGGAATCCCCTTCAAGTGCAGCTTGTGTGACATTTCCAGCATTTCACCAAGGAGCGGCGAAGGCTTGACTCCAAGCTTCATGAAATCATCTGCTGTCGCCTCTGGCAACTCCATGAGTTCACGGTACGCTGCAAGCTGTGCTGAAAGCTTGTTTTCATACATGGCGTAGTCAAGCTGTACCCCACGACCGAAGTGGTCGCAACGGGCAAGCAACAGAAGGTCTTCCGCATGTTTCGTCTGGTCGAACATGTGGTTGTAAGCGTAGTCGGTAGCATCGTTGCCGACATAATTGTTCGGCATCATGTGCAAACGGGTCAGGTTCTGCACATAGGCACGAACTGCGTTAGGCAACCTTAGACGGTCCATGAAAGCGTCCACGAGTGGCTTGGCGGCATTGTCGTGACCGTATGCTACCAGACGCTGCTTCTTTTCGTTAAAGAACGTCGTAGTGGCCTTTCCGTAATCGTGGCAGAGTGCGGTAAGCATGAATGCGTACGGGTCGTCAGCACGGTCTCTAACCTTTGCCGCTTGGTCGATTACGAGCATCGTGTGTTCAAACACGTTGCCTTCTGGGTGGAACTCAGGTGCTTGCGGAGTGTCGATGAGTGCGCTCAGTTCGGGGAACCAGTAGCCGAGAGCATCCATTTCAAGCAGCTTCCTGAAAAACACGGAGGGCTTGTCCGATTTCATCAGTGCCTTGTGCATTTCCGATTCAACACGTTCACCCGACAGTGCGGACAACTTTCCAGAAATGGAACGGGAAAGTGCGATTGTCTCGGGAGCGATGTTGAAACCGAACCTTGCAGCGAACTGTGCAGCACGGAATACACGGAGAGCGTCTTCGATGTAGGTTTCGTCACAGACATGACGAATGGTCTTGCTTGCAATGTCGTTGCAACCGTTGTGGCAATCGACGATTTCATCCGCTTCTACATCGTACATGAGGGCGTTGATGGTGAAGTCCCTTCTGCGGCTAGCTTCTTCTACGCCCATCGACGGGTCCACAGATACGGCAAAGTCCGTATGCTTGCTGCCGATGCAGTGTTCCTTTCGGGGCATGGCGATGTCGAATTCATAACCCTTGATTCCGTACACCCCGAACGATGAACCCTTCTTTACAGCAGGGCTTCCACTCAATTCAAACAGGAGCTTTTCAATGGTTGATGCGTTGAGACCGTGTATCTCGAAGTCGATATCCTTGTTGTCCTTGCCAAGGATTGCATCACGGACAAAACCGCCGACGACATACGCCTTTCCGCCAGCATATGAAACCGCATGGACGAGCTTCATCATGCAGGAAACGTTTCTGTCATCCCTGTTTTGGTCAAAGTATTTCTTAATTTCAGTCATTCGGTTCCTCCGATGTACCGACTTCGTGCCCGACATAACGGGCGATTATCTTTGCTGCAGTGTCATTATTGCCAGACTGGTCCATCAGGCACTGCAATCCAAGTTCGTGCAGGTGCATTTCGGCATAGGAGTTGACCTCCGCCTTTGCCTTGACCACGATGTTTCCCATTTCTTCCATGAAACGGGTTCTGAGGTAGTTGACGTTTGCTATGCTGTTGCTACGGAAGCACTGCATGTTATGCAACATGTCGGCCATCTGCTTCTTGGACATCGGCTTTCCGCTTTCGATTGCGTCGGTCAGTACCTTCTCGAAACGCTTGACACCGTCGGAAAACTCTGCAAAATGTTCGTTGGTGGCCTTGAAATAGTTGTCGGCAATCTCTTCGTCTTCTGGGCGAGACATGTGTTCGCCGTTAACCCTTGTGATTGTGCATGGGACACCGCCAGCCTGACCACCGCTAGCTAGGAATTCTGCCCACTGCAACGGGGTTACTTCCACTTCGATGAACGGGCGGTTATCTGGCAGAATGTCTGTATCAGCAGAATCCCCACCGTGGCAAACGACATTGGCCCTGTCGATGCGGATGCAGATTGGATGGCTTGTCTTGATGGCGGAGCCGAACATCGGCTGCGGAGCGCCAAACCAAGGGCGGCTCCAAGAGATGATTCCCATGTAATCCTTGCGGGGAGATTCTTTTGATGTTTGAGTCATAATTATATCCTTAACTTGATGCTTAAAATATAAATAATTAAAAGCATGCTGTCAAGGGATTTTTTGAGAAAAAATAAAAAAAGCCCCCCGAAGGGGGCTTAAATTAGATTCGGTTTGATGCCGACTAAATGTCGTCATCCTCCATTCCGTCGTCGATGTCCATTCCGAAGATTGAATTAAGTTCCTCGGGAGTCAAAACCTCACCGTCAGGAGTTGAACCTCCAAGAGCGATTTGCACATTTTTCAACGCATTGCTAACATCCTCGTCCATGAAGTTTCCGTTTTCATCTACCTTTGGAGAAACATACTCGGCACGGTCTTTCATTTTATTGAAAGTTTTCATGTGCGATTCAGGGTATTTAGTTGAATATCCTTTGGTATTTCCAAGGTTACGTTCATATTCGACATCTCTGACCCGGTTTTTCAACGTCTGCATGTTATCATCGCCAACAAGTTCCTTGGCGTCTGTCCATGCGTTGGCGACAGAGAGGCATGCTGTTGCCGTTGCTTGCCAGTCTTGTATGGCGTTGTATATGTATGATGGCAAGTCCATTCCCTTCACGCCTGGGATAGTATATTCGCCGTTATCTTCTGGTGCGTATTGCCTATGTCTGGAAACATAGTCCATTACTTCGGTCATGTCCTTGCTGTCAGCTACTGTCGGATTATCAGGGACACTCAATGGGCCCACTGTTATATCATAGCTACCATTTTCGGAAGAACCGTTATTATCTGAGTTTTCATAACTTGGCGTAACTACAATGACTTCGTCCATAGTTTTGGCATGCTGGCATATAAGTGCGTTTCTGTTTTCGTCATAAAGCACATTATATTTCTTAACTCCACCTTTGTTCATGACCTTTCCTATACGGTCGTCAAGGTAGTTTGCCAACGCAGACAAAAATTCGTCGTCAGTATATGTTTTCTGTGCGGACAGGAAATTTGCTCTGTCGGTAGCGTCATCATCGAGGATTTTGCTCATTTTGGCAATTCTTTTATCCAGCTTCTCGCATAGCTCTTGTGGAGTGAACTTCTGGGCATCTTCTTTATTGAACATGTCCATTTCATTGCCGTTGATTGTGTAAGTCCTCTCGCAAATTTTTTCCTTGAGTATATTTTTCAACTCCCGTTCGGCGTCGATATTGTTGTCTGGAAGGCCAAGCATCATTTTCAGGTAGTCCTTCTTTTCCTCCTTGGATTCACCACCCATGAAGTATTCGGCAAACTCCTTAAATGCGAGATTCCAAAGACTGCTGCTCATTGATGCTAACGGGTGTTCGATGTCTGTCCTGAGAAGGCTAAGGTCGGCCTTTGCTTGCTCCCACAGTGAAATAACAGAGTCATCTGCATCAGGATTTTTCAACGAATCCAACTTCATGGTTTTGCGGAAGTCTTCTACCCTCTGGTTGTAATTCGCTTCTTCTTCATCATCTCCCCTAGGGGCTACACGTCTCTTGGCGATGTCCACCATTCTCCTTTTAGGGAACTGTTTGAGATGGCTGCCGAAGCCGCTGTTGATATCTTGATTCTCTTGAATGTTCATGGTCAATCCTGTCCTTTTTCAAGTATAGTTTATAATTCCTTGGTTATTGCTGGTTGTCGTCAAACCCGTTAAACACGTCATCGCTCGGCGGGGCAAACTGTGTCGGGTCTTCATTGTCGATATCGTACAACTTGGACAATAGTTCGTGATTTTCTTTATTATTGTTCACGACATCAAGTTGTTTCTGATTTGCTAGTTTTTCGTAGCCTGCTGCCAACAGGTTCATGTTGTTTACGGACTTTATTGCCGTGATTGCGGCTTCGCTGAAATGGTATTTAGCGGCATTGCAGCAACATAGCCAGTAAGTTTCCATTTCGTTCGCCTTTTTGAACCTGAATGCTGCGGCCATGTCGAACGTCGATTGCAGAGCCTTGCTCATTACGCCCATGTTCAGGTTCTGGTCAACTGCACCGAGAATTCGGCTGGATTTCGGGTGCATGTATTCACCGTGGTTTACAAACCTGTGGATAGCGTGGTTAAGCTCGTGAAGAATGATTACAGCCTGTTGTATATTGAGTACCACACGGACCGTCTTCTTATTCGGGTCGTCTGGGTCTGGTGGGGTTAGGTATATAGTACCTGACTGTGATGGCGGTATCTCGATAATGGGTTTTCCCTGTGAGAATTCGCCTGTTCCCACTCCTACCTGTCCGCCAGCATAGTCTGGAACATCTGGGTCGTTAAGGATAAGCAGAGGATTTGCAAAGACGTTCTCTTCCAGAGAATATCTGTATATCCGTTGGAGATTGTCATACAATGCCTGCCCCACACCAGCATCTGGTGTTTCAAACTGGAGCTTGAACATCTTTTCCCCAGGAATCTTAATCATTTTTGCCCATACTTTCCAATCAGCCATATTACAAACCTTCTTTGTGCGACTAAATTATTGTCGCATTGTACAAATCTAGTTTATACATTCAGGCGTGGCGGCTCTATGTAGGAATCGATATCCCGTTCGAAAATATACGAGATTTTGTTGTTGATTATCGAGTACCTACCTATGGCTATCTGCATGTAGGTTTGCTTCAACATGAGTACATTTACAGGCTGCTCGTGCAGGGAACGGCTGATTGCGAATTTGAGACCGTGCTGCTGGTAATTCCCGAGTTCAGTCTTTCCCTGTCCAGTACGAATGCACCACTCCTTCTTTGCAAGGGCCTTGGTTGTCCAACCCAATGATTCGAGATAGTTCATTATGTCCAGTTTGCGGACAAGTGCTATGTCGCACTGGATGATATCGGACGGCTGTTGGATATCGGGTCTAGTCGCCTGTGGGAGCCAT